TCTCCTGCTCGCGGCCGGCTTCATCGCCATCGTCGCCATGTCTGAGCCGCCGAAGAGATTTTCAGAGCCCGTCCAGCCTAACTGCACCACTGATAGACTCGATTACGATACCAAGCTGCCCCGCTTCCATGTCGGGCTTCATCCCAAGCAGGATTGGTGGAATGGCGGATGCCCCGACTGGCGGCGTCGGCACACGTTCGGGATGGCGTAAATGCGAGACGCGATCATAGCCGCAGCATTCGTGTTCGGCATGGTCGCGCTGCTTTATCTTCCGGTATGGGTGTGGCTCCTATGACCTCACTCGACGAAATTCTAGCCCGCCTGCCGCACGAACGGCGCGCGGCCATTCAAGCGCGTGCGGATGAGCTTATCGCATACGAGCGCCGCACGCACATTTGCAGAGAATGGACTTATCTCTCAATCGGCTTGCGCCAGTGTGAACACTGTCAATTACGACAAGTGATGCACTTCCGATCTGGCCGATGGGATAGGGCGGCGCTTAGCGCGCCCGGCGACCCGGCGCATTGATCCGGGTGCGAGGGGCCGGCGGCTGCGTATCTCTCCGCGCTGCCGCCCCTCGCGTTATTCATGGAGGGTTGCGATGACGCTTCAAGCGACCATCCAAAAGGCGATCTACAACGGGTATCAGCAAGCCGCCAACGTGCTAGGCGCCCCGTTCGATCTGTTCCGCCCCTCTGGCGCGGATACGCCAATCCAGCAGGCCAACCGCGTCGGCACGTTTAACGCCTCGTTCGACTACTCCGTATACACGTTCGGCAAGCCCGGCCTCTACGGCAAGCCAGTGGCCTACGCGCTAATCGATGGCGCGCAGCTTGAGGTTGGCGACTACCTGCAAGGCGACAGCGGCACATTCTTTGTCGCCACGCTGCAACCTCTCCTGCCCATCGCGGTAGTTTGCTGCAACGCCACACTCAATGTGCTGCGGCCCTACTCCGCGCCGGGCGTTGGTGCGTTGCCTTACGGTGGCGACATTCGATCCGAGGAAGTGCCGGTTATGACGGCGTTCCCTGGTAGCGTCCTCACCAAATCTCGCGGCGAAAAGGGCGAGGTGAACTTGCCCGGCGATGTGAAGGTGGCGTGGTTCGAGGTGTTGCTCCCCTACATCGGCGCCGAGATCAAGTTTGCTGACGTGATCGACATGGACAACGGGATGCGGCTCAAGGTCGGCACCGTCGAGCGCACGGATTTGGGCTTTCGATTGCTCGCCCAATATGCCGGGACATGACAAGGAGTTGCCACATTGGCCGATATTTCTGATGTGGAGTCTGCGTTAAGAGACGCCATCGTATCGGCCATCTATCCGACCGGGACAAGCAATCCATCTTCGATTGGCGCCGCCACGCGCGTCTACCGAGGCTGGCCGAATGCGGCGGCACTCGATCTCGACCTCAAGGCCGGAATCGTCAACGTCTCCGTCTACTCCCGCCCCGGCATGGAGCGGAACGTAAGCCGTTACCCCGTCGAATGGGTGCCTGGCATTATCAGCGTGCCGACCATCACGGTTGCCGTCTTGGGCGATACCGTCACGTTGGGCGGCGCGGCTGGCGTCAAGCAGAACATCGGCATTCGCACGGACGCTGGCGCCTATGTGGTGCAAGCGCAGCCTACGGACACGCCCAGCACGGTCGCGGCAGATTTTCGGGCACTAATCCCCGGCGCTACGGGAAGCGGCCTCACGGTCACGCTCAGCCCGTCCACTGGCTTGTTCGCGCTTACGGGCGGAACTGGCACGGCGCAAGCCGAAGTCATGCGCCTTACGGCCGGCGTGCAGATTGATTGCTGGTGCCCCAATCCGGCGCTGCGGGACGTGACAGCATCCTACGTCATCACGGCGCTAGCTCAACTGCCGTTCATCCCGCTTTCGGATGGCACTAGCGGGCGGCTGATCTACCACAACAGCACATCCAACGATCGCGAGAGCAAGGACGCGCTCTGGCGGCGGTGCATCACCTATTCCGTCGAGTATCCCGTCACTGCGCAGCAGATCGCGGCGCAAATGCTGTTTGGCGGCGGCAACTACGATGCCGGAACGACCGGCACGGTGCATTCTACATACGGCGACGTTTATCCGGGGACGTAATGGCAAACACTATAATTCAGGCCAACCCGGTTTCTTTGGCTAAGATTGCCGGCATGATGCAGACCTCGGGCTTTTTCCCCGATACGTCGGGTCTGCTGCCCGCTTCAGGCGGGACAATTACGGGTCTGGCGTCAAAGAGCGTCGCGCTTAACTATGCGGCCCCCTTGACCGGGACAACGGTAAGCCTCACTGGCGCACCATTCGCCGTCATTGAGCCCGCCGGCACGTTGGCCGCGCTCACGGTGGCGCTTCCATCATCCCCGACCGATGGACTTGCAATCGTGATCGGGTTCACGCGCGCGATCACAGCGATTACGTGGAGCAACGGCACCGTGGCTGCTGTCGCCCCCGCCACCATCGCCGCCGGAACGCACGTTCAGGCCGTCTATCGCGCCGCAAGCAGCAGGTGGTTCATCTTCTCCTGACCGGCTAACGGCCGCTCAATTTCATCCGCACTCGACGGGGCGCCATTGGCGCCTTTTTCTTTTTTGGAGCCAATGAATGCCGATCGTGCAGCAAGGTTCGATCAACACGACGGCTCTCGTCGTGCCCGGCCTCTACGTCCAGATAGTCCCTCCACAGCTTATGACCCCCAACGGGGTTCCGACCAACGTAATCGGCGTTGTCGGAACCGCGAGCTATGGCCCGGTCAATCAGCCGGTGATCTGCTCTAGCATGGCGGACTATGCCCGCTCGTTCGGGCCGATCCGGAACCAGAAATACGACGCGGGCACTCAGGTTGCCACCGCCGTATTGCAGGGCGCGAGCAACTTCCGCGTGGTGCGTGTCACTGATGGCACGGACACCAAGGCGAGCGTTGTCATCGGCTCGACCTCCATCACCTTCACCGCGCGCTACAGCGGCACGGTTGGCAACAGCATCACCGCGACGATCGCGGCGGGATCGGCGGCGTCGAGCTTCAAGCTGGTGATCGGCCTTCCCGGTCAGCAGCCGGAAGTTTTTGACAATATCACCGGCAGCGGTAACGCGCTGTGGGTTGCGATGGCGGCAGCGGTGAACACGGGCAACGGCGCGATGCGCGGCCCGTCCAACATCGTCACTGCGGCTGCGGGCGTCGGCACTACGGCTCCCACGCTTGCCACCACGCCGCTTACCGGCGGAACGGACGGCACCACCACGATCACTGAGGCGGTGATCATTGGTGTGGATACCGCGTCGCGCTCTGGCATGTATGCGCTGCGCGGTCAGGGCTGCACCATCGCTCTGCTGGCGGACGCTGACGGCGGCACGGGCGGCACTAGCAACACGTGGAGCACGCAAGGCGCGTTTGGCTTGGCCGAAGGCATCTACATGATCTGCACCGGGCCGGCTGGCGACAGCATCGCCACCGCGACGGCGCAGAAGGCCACCAGCGGGATCGACAACTACGCCGTCAAGCTGATGTTTGGCGACTGGCTCTACTGGCAGGACCCGGTTAACGCCGTGACCCGCCTGGTTAGCCCGCAGGGCTTCGTGGCAGGCCGTCTAGGCAACCTCTCGCCGGAACAGTCCAGCCTCAACAAGCCGCTGTTCGGCATCGTCGGTTCGCAGAAGCAGGGCCTCGCTTCGTCTCAGGTCACGACCTACAGCGATGCGGAGTTGCAGGCGCTCTTTACCGCCGGCCTTGACGTGATCGCCAACCCGGCGCCGGGCGGCGCTTATTGGGCCGTGCGTTGCGGTCACAACAGCAGCTCGAATGCCGCGACCAACGGCGACAACTACACGCGGATGACCAACTACATCGCCAGCACGCTTAATTCCGCGATGGGCATTTACGTTGGTCAGACGATCAGCAGCACGCTTTTCCAGCGCATCCGCGCGAGCATCCTGAGCTACCTCGGGAACCTGCTACAGCAGGGCGTGCTTGGCAGCACGGACGGCAACCTACCTTACTCGGCTATTTGCGACATCAGCAACAACCCGCTGTCGCGCACCGGGCTTGGGTATGTCCAGGCGGACGTGCAGGTTCGTTACCTCGCGATCAACGAGAAGTTCATCGTCAACGTCGAGGGCGGTCAGACCGTCGTTGTGACGCGCCAGACCACGCAGCCGGCGAACGGCACCAACACTCCTGCGTTTTGATCGAGGCTAATTGATGTCTAACATTCCTTTTTCGATTGGGCGTCAGTGCTCCCTTGTGTTCATCGGGCCGTTCGGTCGCGTCGATCTCGCGACCGTTACGGGCTTCGATCCGAAGCAGCGCACGCACAAAGTTGGCTCTCGCCCACTCAACGGCCCGCCGCTTGAGTATCACTTGCCGGACGGTTGGGAGGGGGAAATCCATCTCGACCGTGGCTCGTCTGCGGCGGACGATCTCATTGCGCAGATTGAGGCCGGCTATTGGGCCAGCGGCGATCTCGGCAACAGCACGGTCTACCAGTATGTGCAGGAGGGGAACGGCAGCACGTCCACCTACCAGTTCGACGGTGCCCAGGTGAATATGAGCCAATCCGGCCATTGGAAGGCCGATGGCACGGTGAAGCAGACCCTTTCCTTCTATGCAGCAACACGGAGGCGCGTATCTTGAGTGATAACGTCGTAACCGACGCGAGTGGGCGCAAGCTCACCATCCGCAAGCTCA